GTCTTTGTCCGCGCCGATGGCGGCGAACACATCCCGCTTGAGCTTGTAGTCGTTGGGGATGAGGATGGTGGTGGGGGCCACGTCCAGCACCTCGTCGTTGTCGCCCCGGAAGTCCTGCATCTTGGCCTCCATGGCCATGAGCGCGTCGTTGCTGAAGGCGTCGGCAAACTGGTTGGACTGGTTGGCCTTGCCCAGCTTGCTGGGGTGGTTGGTGGCAAACAGGCACTTGCCGTCTGCGGTCTTTACGTCAAAGGTCTTGCCGGAGAAGGTGGTCTCGGTCTTTTTCTGGATGGCCGCGCCGATGAGGGCGGCGCCGAACTTCTCCCGGGTGCGGTAGTAGCTGGTGATGAAGCCCGCGGACTGCTTTTTCAGGTCGATGAGCTTCGCGTCCTCCACAATCTCCCGGGACAGGGAGAAGCTGTTCTTCCAGGTCATGTGCTCCAGGAACTTGGCAAAGCCCTCCTGCATGCCGTCCACGGGGTAGTTTCCGTTCTCGCCCACGGGCTGGAAGCCGTCCATTGCGGTCATGGTGGAAAACTTCTCGCCCCAGTGGTTGCTGCTGCCCATGTTGAACAGCTCGGGCAGCATGCTCTGCTGCTCAAACGCCTCGCCCCGCTTCTCCAGGAAAAGCTTGATCGGCTCCTGGCTCTTGCCGAAAATGCTGTCCTGAAGGCCGGAGCCTTCGGTAAAGGTGATGTTAGCCATGCTTTGTTACTCCTTTCTCTCGTTCCCCGGTCAGATCCGCACCCGGCACATGCTGCCGCTGGCGGTGCCGTCGATGTACACCACTTCGGCCACGCCGCTGGCGGTGGTGGCCGTCACCTGCATGCCGTCGGCGGCAAGCGTCACCTTGTCGCCCAGCTTGATGCCGGTGGCGGCGGCGGAAAAGGTGGTCTCCAGGATCATGTCCTTGTGTACGCGGATCACGGGGATGATGTCCCCCGCGGTGCAGGCGGTCTCCCGCTCGCACATGGAGATATAGGTGGGCGCGGTGGTGCCGGTAGCCAGCGCCAGGTTGCCGCCGCTCTGGGTCAGCGCCATGCCCACCTTGGGGGTGATGGCGCCCGCGGGCAGGTACTCAATGCCCGGCACGCGGTTGTCGTCAATGCTGTAAATCTTAAAAGCCATTTCGCTTTCTCCTTTCTTGTTTTCCCTTCTGCTGTTTCAATCCCCCGCCCTTTGCCTCCCTCTGACGAGGGAGGTGGCAGCCGTCAGGCTGACGGAGGGAGAGAGCCCTTTCTGCGTCAGCGGGTTCTTTTCGACCTGTTGTAATGGGTCTGAATCTCTGCGTCTGTGATCCCGGGGTTGAGCGCACGGTACATCTCCTTGACGTCCGCCGGCACGCTCACCGCGCCCGCGCCCCGCTCCTTGGTCTGTCCCATGTGCTGCTTGCCCTGCATGCTGTTGATGGCCGCCTGGCGTGTGGCCGCCGCGGCGCTGCTGGTCAGCGCGTCAAAATTTGCAAGCCGGTAGGCGTCCACCATCGTGTTGCCCTTCTTCACCAGCTCGTAAAACCTCGGGTAGGTCTCCATGGCCGCAAGGTCTTTCAGCTCCCTGATATTGGGATTGAGCTTGCCAATCTCCCGCAGCTGCTCGTCCACCCGCACCTTCGCCTGGGCCTCGTTGGCCTCCTGCTGCGCCCGCTCGGCTGCCTGCTGGGCCTCCTTGGCCTGCCGCACCTCCGGCAGGTCATTCACAAACGCCTCAAACTCCTCGTCGCTCATCCCGCTCTTTTTCATCACGCGGGCCTTGCGCTCTTCGTCGTATCGCTGCTTGTACTCGTCGTACTCCGCCTTCGACGTGATGGGCTTCTTGGTGTACGGGTTCATCAAGCCGCTGCGGCTGAACGCCTCGTCAATGATTTTTCTTGCCTCTTCCTGGGCGTCCGCCTTTGCCTTCTCCACGGCAGCGTCCCGCTCGGCCTCTGCCTTGCGCCGTGCCGCCGCAAACTCGGCATTCCGCGCGTCATCCTGTACCCGCTTTGCCTCTTTGCCCGTCTCGCTATGCTCATCACCGCCGGCGGCAGGCTCCTCCTGCACGGCAGCGTCTGTGTCCTGGTTCTCTTCCCCGGCAGGTTCGGCGGCCTCCTGCTCTTTCGCGCCTTGCGCCCCCGCATCCTCCTGCGGGGAAGTGCCGGAACGGCCGTTCATTTCCGTTCCGGCCGGCTGTCCGGTCTCTTCCCGGGGCGCTTCCGCCCCGGCAGGGGCGGCGAGGCCCTGCTCTTTTCCGCCTTCGTCGATGCCAAACAGTGCGCCGTAGTCGATGTCCATATGTGTGCTCCTCTCCGGATTTTTACGCTTTTCCTGCGAGTTGTTCCCGCCCTTTCGCCTCCCTCTGATGAGGGAGGTGTCGCGGCGGACGCCGTGACGGAGGGAGAGATACCTCCCCCGCCCGCGTCTTTGGGGCCTGCTTTGGTGGCGCTGTCACGCTGCTCACCCTCCGCGACGGTCGCCTTCCCGCCGTCTCAAGGCAAATCCGGCCTGGCTTTGCCCGCCCTGGGTTTTGCCTTTCGCTCTGGTCCAGGCTCCCTGCTCCCGGGCGCTCCGCGCTTCGTGCTGTCACGCTGCGGGCCCTCCCTTTCGCCTCCCTCTGATGAGGGAGGTGTCAGCGAAGCTGACGGAGGGAGAGAGCCCTTATGCGGCTAAGCTCGCGCTTTGCGCTGTCACGCTCGCTTTGGCCGCATTCCCGGCTTGCTCGCGCTTCTTGCGTTACTTCCCGCCCTTGGTTCTCATGTCGCCGCCGGTGTGGACGGTGCCCTTGCCCTTCTTGTTGTCGCCGCCGTAGGGCGCCTTCACCACCTGGGCGCCGGTGTTCTTGATGCTGCCGGCATAGGTCTTTTCAGCCATACTCTGCATCCTCCTTTCCCCTGGTTTCCCTGCCTCTCCTGCTCGCTTATCCCGCGTGGGTGCCCCAGTCCCCCGCATCCTCCGCGCCCGGGAGCCCGGCCAATGCCGGATGGCGTAAATTGTTTCTGTTGGCCTGCCCTTTAGCCTCCCTCTGACGAGGGAGGTGTCACGGCGCAGCCGTGACGGAGGGAGAGATCGTCCCCCGCGCGCTGTCCCTCGCCGCATCCTGCTGCGCCCTGCGGATTACGGCCTGGGCCGTCTGGGCATCCAGCCCGCCCGCCTGCGGCTGCATCTGCTGCATCTGCATCTGCTGCGCCTGGGCCTGCTGCATGGCCTGCATCTGCTGCTGCATCTGCTGCTTGTGCATCTCCTCCTCCAGGTACGCCCGCGTCTCGCCGGCCCCCGGGTAGTGGAGCAGCTCCATCTTTGTCCAGAACAGGATGAGCGTCTGCACCTGCGCCGGGTCGCCGAAGGCCCCGGTCTGCAGATTCATCCGGGTCTCCTGCCACATGGCCTCCCGGTTGGAGGCCAGCGGCGCCGACGTGTCGCAGGCGAACAGGAACTGGTCGTTCCAGCACCACTCCCCCGCCGCGTCCTGCTCCAGAAAGTCGTAGCGGTTGAAGGTCTCATACTGGGCGTTTCCGTGGATGTCGTTGGATACCACCGGCCGCGGCTCGTCTGCGTAGGCCAGCTTGAACTTGAACATGGCCTCAAAGAGCGCCGCATAGGCCGCGTCCTTCATCACCCGCTTGCTCTCCAGTCTGCCCGCGCTCTGGGCCGCCGCGAACTCCTTTGCCTTGCCGCTGGTGGCCGTGCGGTCCGCCCGCCCCTGGAAGCTGTCCGTGATGCCGATGATCTGCCGCGCCTCCTCGTACACCTGGGAGAGGTACGCCAGATCCTGGTTGATGTTCCCCTGCAGGTCGTATACGTCGATGAGCGCCTTGTTCGCCGCGCTGCCCGGCCGGATCACCTTCATGTCGTCGGTATCCACCTTGATGCTCGCCTCGTCCGGCAGCGTGATGTAGCTTCCGCTCTTGAGCAGCTTGTCGATGATCTTGCTCTCAATGCGGTTGGTGGTGTTCTGCTGGTCGGCGATCTTGTCCACGTCGCTGTCCCCCAGGAACCGCCCGTATACGCTCACGTTTTTCTGCAAAATCACCGGGTAGATGTCCGGCTTGTAGAACGGCACCCGGGTCGGCTCCTCCACGATCTCCACCACCGGCAGTCCCAGCTCGTCCACCGTGTCCGACACCTGCTCCCGGCGCACCATCCCGCCCAGCGTCGAGCCGTCGCTGCGCATCACGGCCACCGGGATCTCCTCGTACTCCTCTTCCGTCTCCTCCCAGTGCGTCCCGCCGCAGTACGGGCAGCGCTTCCCGTCCTCTCCCCGGCCCTTGTCCGGGTAGGGGATGAGCATCTCACCCGTCCAGTGCATGGCGTCCCCCGGCCCCGGCAGGCCCTCCATGCCGTCCAAGGGCTGCATGCCCTCTGCCCCCGGCAGGCCCTCCGGCATCCCCTCGCGGCCCGTCGGTTCAACCGCACCGCACTTGGTGCATCGCCGCAGCCTCCGCGCCTGGTAGTCCTCCAAGTCCTCCAGCTGCGTGTCGTTGACCCAGCTGTACAGCCCGATCCCGCCCTTGTCGTTGCGGTAGTACGCCACATACTGCGTCACCAGATCCTCCGCCGTGGCGGCGCCGCCGCTGCTCTTCACGTCCGGCTCCCGCTCGGTCTCGTCCTCCACGTCCACGCCGTAGCGCCGGCGGATGTACTCCTTGGTCTGTGGGATCTTGAGGATGATATAGTCCATGTCCTCCACGCCTGTGTACACGCCGTCCTGGGGCACGATCTGCTTGGGGTGCAGCGTGGATACCGCCAGCTCGCCCACCGTAAAGTGCGTGCGCTGGGTGTTGTCCCACTCCACCAAAAAGGCCGCGCCCCCCTGGATGGGCACCGTGCGCTCCATGATGTCGTTGAGCTGCTCAAAGGGCATCCTGTCCAGCTCGTTGCGCAGCATGTCCTCAATGAGCTTTGCCTTCATCTCGTCCTGCTTGCGCCGGGCCGTCACCTTGGGCTGCGGGATGTTGCTGTCCGTCTGCGCCTCGATGATCTCCGCGCAGATGTTGCGCACGTGGGCCGCCTTCCGCTTCCGCTCCCCCTGCACGATGGGCCGCAGCTCGTTTGTCCCGGCGTACAGCGCCTCCCGCTCGTCCATGCGGCCCTTCTCCGCCTCATATGCCGCCTCGTTGGCCGCCAGCCTGTCCTGCCACAGCCGCAGCTTTTCCTTGTCCTTTTTCTTTGCCACCTCGCACACTCCGTCCTTCCTGCGCCCCGGCCGCCCCCATGGCGGCGGCTTTATGCACTCTATTCACGTCTCCCCGGTGTTTCCCCGAGGATATTTTTGCCTTTTCGGTTTTCTATGCACACACCATGTATGTTTATCCGTCCCCAAGCCTCCCTCTGACGAGGGAGGTGGCACGGCGCAGCCGTGACGGAGGGAGAGATCCCTTGTCATCCCCTACCGCTCCGGCCTCCCCCACTTGCGCACCAGGTACTCCCGCTCGTCAGCCGATGCCCGCTCGTAGTCCTCCCACATGGAGGCCGTCCACTTCCGCATCGCCTCATCCGGCGCAGCCGCCGTGTAGCTCTGCTGGGGCCGGATGAAATGGGCAATGGCAAGGCTCATCACGCAGTCGTCGTGGGCCCCCTCCTCCGCCTCCGGCTTGAGGGTATCCGGGTTGCGCACGAAGGTCAGCATCTCCTGCAAGGTCGTCTCATCGTTGACAATGCCGATGTCCTCCCGCACCGCCCGGATCAGCTCCGACAGGATCACCGGCCGCGTCTTGGTGTTGGTCACAAAGCCGTAGCTCTGCTTTATTTTGTGGGTGTAGTCGTCCACGCTCTCCCGCACGTACTGCTTGGGATACCGCAGCCGCTCCAGCTCCATCACCGGGTAGGTGGAAAAGTTGGTCTCCACGCCGATGAGCGCCGTGTTGTAGTGCAGCCCCAGGCAGTACACCTGCCTGGCAAACACGTCCTCGTCAAACTGCCCCCGCAGCACCGCCGCCTGCTCACCGGTGCGGTTGTCCAGCACCTGGGCCACAAAGCTGTCGCTGCCCTCTCCTGCGGTGTCGCAGCCGATCACATAGGGCACGCCCTGTTCCGGCTCCTTGTAGACGCGGATGCAGCCCTCCCGCTCGTCCTCCCAG